CGACACTATTAATAAAAATATTGAAGAAACTGAACTAAGCAATAATGAAGAAAATCAAGATGAAATACTACCAAAAATAGTTGATGTATCTTTTATAAAAGGTATTGATGATGAAGATTTTGAATTTTCTATTGATATTAATAATAATGATACTACTCTAGAAGGTGGTAATGTAAAAGAAGAAGATAAAACTGAAGACCAAACTGAAGACCAAACTGAAGACCAAACTGAAGACAATAGTGATATTGATGATTTTATTGAAGAATTAAGTGATATTGATGAAGATAATTTATCAATAACAGATTTTGAAGATAAACCAGGAAGCCTTTATTATGTTAAATGTGAAAAAATGCCAGTTAGTTTATCATTAATGGAAAAATTAGATGATACACTTGATAATATGTTAGACAATGATTATTCTATGAGTGAAACTGAATGGTTTGGTATGTTTTTTCAAGTAGCTTTTGGTTTAGCAGTAGCACAAAAATACTTTAATTTTGTTCATAATGATTTACATTCTAGTAATGTTATGTTTAAAAAAACACTTCTTAAATATTTGTATTTTCAAGTGAATAATCAATATTATCGTATCCCAACCTATGGTAAAATTACAAAAATAATTGATTTTGCTCGAGGCACCTTTAAATTAGGTGATAGATGGGTATTTAGCGACCAATTTAAAGAAGATGGTGATGCTTCAGGTCAATATGATTATCCAGTTGATGGTAGTTTGAAAAATTGCGAGCATAAACCTAATCCCAGTTTTGATTTAGTCAGGCTTGGAACAACCGTAATACAAAGATTAGAAGATGCTCCTAAAGTCCGTGAATTTGTAGAACAAATCACATTAGATGATAATGAAAACAGTTTGTGTTATGATGAAGATACATTTGAATTATATGTTGATATTGCTCATAATTGTCATAATGCTATACCTATTGAAGTAATGATGAGAAAAGAATTTAAAATATTTAAAATTAATAAACAAAATGTTCCAAAAGGACAATATGTTTTTAAGTATTAGAATTTTCATAATAATGATTTGTGGTTGCTTTAATACTATTATAAAATGTTTTACTATTATGTTGTAAATTAGCTTCTACTGCTTCTTTATAATCCATTTCATTATTAAATCCTAAAGTTGTAAAATATGGATTTTCTAAAGATTTAACAGTTATCGGCATTGTAGTGTTTGTGGACATATAAAACAAACTTATTATTTCATATATGTGTTTACGCATCTTAAGATTATTAAAATATAAAAACCAGTTTTCTATATAAATGGGAAATCTCGGATCATTTTCAATATTATTATAAATGTAATTTAATGTTTTAAGTTCGTCTTGATATTTTTTTTCATAGTGTGTATTATTTATCATTTCTTTTTTATGGAATTTTAGTAATATTTCTTTATTTTGTTTGCTTCTTGCATGTTTTATATTTTCTAATTTTCTTTGTGCTTCTTCATATTGTGTTTGTTCTTGTGATTGGATACTTCTTATAATAAAAGAATGTTTGCGGTTTTCTATTTTATTTCTTCTTATAAGCAAATTTTCAACTATAGTATCAATATTAAGGTTTGTATTATTTTTTTTACTTTTTTTACTTTTTTTACTATTTTTTTTAGTTTCTAATTGAGTAATAATGTCATTAATTAATTTAATAAAATCATCATATTTATTTATTTCTGGCTTATCTTTTTTTAATAATTCTATTTGGGCATCAATACTACTGTCTAAAGTAAAATTATTTATAGTATTTTCTTTTATAATTTTTTCTATTTCTTCAAGTTCATACATTTCACCAGGATAATTCCACCCACCCCCCTTTATTTTTCTTACATATTTACGAGTTTTACGCACAACATTACGCTTTTTTTTTGTAAGTTTAGATTTTAAACCTTTTTTATTAATTTTTCTTTTATTAGAAAGAACCATATTAAAAATAACTATTATAAAATTTTGCTCGTTGAGAATTAATATATAAGAAGAAAAAAAAGTAAATTAAAAAATGTAAAATTATAAATAAATTAAATTAAAATAAATTAAATTAAAATAAATTAATAAAAAAATATAAAAAGACAATAAAAAATTAGGATACTACGGAAATAGTTGGATTCGAACCAACAACCTAGCGGTTAACAGCCGCTCGCTCTAACCAATTGGAGCTATATTTCCATATTATATATATAACAATTTCTTTAAATTGAAATAATTGTAATTTAATTAAAATTATAAAAATAAATAAATAAAAATTATAAAAATAAAATTAAAAATTATAAAAATAAATTAAATTCTAAAAATTAAATTTAAAACAAGTTAATTCATAGACACCTCCATATGTTCTGGTTTCCAATATTCAAATGTATTACCAATTGGTCTTTTAATAATCAAAGGTATTTTACGTTGTCTTAATTCTTCTTCAGCAATAGAAATAACACTTTGTCCAGGACTTATTTTAATATTAGGTGTTGCTCCACATTCAATTTGTGTTGCTCTTTTACCAATTAATAACGCCATTTCATATTTTGTAATACGTGGATTTGTTTTATTTTTAGTATAGTCATAATTCATCATTACATTTCTAACATCTAAATCATCTTCATCAAACATATCAACTGTATTATTTGTTTGTTTTACTTCTTCAATTTTAGGTTTAGTAGCAGTATCAGGTGTTGAAGCAATAGATTGTGTTTTTTTCACTTCAGGTTCTTTCTTCTTCACTTCAGGTTCTTTCTTCTTCACTTCAGGTTCTTTCTTCTTCACTTCAGGTTCTTTCTTCTTCACTTCAGGTTCTTTCTTCTTCACTTCAGTCTCTTTTTGTTCAATAATAGGATCTTTAATACTTTTAGAAGGTTTAATTATAGACATAGATTTTTCAATTGTAGTATTGTCTTTTTCACTATCATTATCTTTTTTATCTTCTTCTGATGATGACTTTTCTTCTTTTGAACTAAGTTTTTCAACCTTAATAATATTTTTATTATCTTGAGGTTTATCTATTTTAGATTGTATTTTAATTTTTTTAGGAGGCATTTTTAAATTATAAAAGTTTAAACTGATAAATCTATAAATTAGTTATTAATTCTATATAAATTATTAATATAATAATTACTATTTTATTTTATATTATATATATTATTTTTATATTAATTAAATCATATGATATTAATTAAATAGTATGATATTTAAAAATCAATTTTAATTAATAGTAAAAATAAACTCTATTAAATAATAGTAAAAATAAACTCTATTAAATAATTTAATATATACTAGATAATAAGTTAATTACAGGATTTTCAAAAAAGAATACAAGGAAACCCATAATACTTCCAAGAATACCTCCAATAATAACTTGTTGTATAGTATGACACCCTTCTATATAAACTCTACTATATGAAATATAAGTTGCAATTCCTAATATAATTATACAAGAAAGTATTATCCATATATAACCAATTATTGTTATTGGTTTATTCTCTTTATCATTATTATACCAGTTTTTAATTATTTTTAAAATAAAATAAATTGCAACAGACCAGGCAATTTGACTATGTCCGCTAGGCATTCCATAACTTGTAGATACGCTACCATCTAAAAATATACCACAACTTGTAGCATTGAGAGGTCTAGTTCCTATACCTAAAATAGGAAGTGTTTTTTTACCTAAATGTTCATAGATTGGTTTGACAATTAAATGTTTAATAATCCAGTTAGATAAATTTATAGAATTAAATGCAACAAATAAATAAAAAGATTGATAAGAAGGATTTATCATACAATTTAATAATGATAAATATGAAAATATTACTGGTGTAGAGCGGGATAGTGTTGGATTTAAATTATTACGTTTAGATGTATTCATTTTTATTTATAATAATACGAATAAAATAAAAATAATAATATTAATATATAGTAATATTATTTTTATTTTTATAGATATAGTTGTATTTATAATTATAATGAAAACATTGTATAAAAATGAAACATTAGTAATATTATGTTATATTATAGTATTAATAATACTTTATTGTATTTATTTAGTATATCATTATTATATTGTTAATAATAATAGTAATAATAATAGTAATAGTAATAGTAAAAAGAATAAAATAATTAAAGAGTATTTTAACAATAATAATAGTAAAAGAAGTAAAATGATGAAAATATATAAAAATAGTAATATATTAGACCCTGATGAAGACCCTGATGACGAAGGTGATGATCCTGATAGTAGTTATGGTAGAGACCCTGATTCGCAATATTTAATTTAAACAATTATTTTTTATTACTAGATTTTTTACCTTTGCTTTTATCTTTAATAAATTTATCAAGAATTTTAATACATTCAGAACCTGATGTATGTAATTTTTGTTTAATTTTATTTTCTAATTGTTCTACTGTTAATTTAGTATTTTTTTCAAAAAGACAATGACATAATTTTTTAGCAATAGTTTTATCAAGTTGTATATTATTATATTTTTTATTTTTTAATTTATTAATACATAATTTATTTATATTGTCTTGTTCATCAGTTAAATTATATATTTCCCCAATAGTAGTTTCACTTTTAATACTTTTTATACTAGATAAACTAGAAAATGATTTTTGACTTTGTAAATCTGATAAAGTTTTAATGCTAGATTGTGATTTACTTAAACTATTTGACTTTGATTTACTTAAAATATTTGACTTTGCTTTATTTTTTTTAATAGTTTTTTTATGTTGTCTAGACTGTTTAGATGTTTTATTTTCTTTATGTGGTTTACTTTTGTTATGTGGTTTACTTTTGTTATGTGTTTTACTTTTGTTATGTGTTTTACGTTGTTTAGATTTTTTACTAACAACCATTATTAAATATAAGTTATAGTATTAAATATAACAAAGAAAATATATTAAATATAAAAAAGAAAATATATTAACAAAAATTTAATTATAAATAGATTATATTATTCTAGATACAAGTAAATACATATTCCCAACAATAGTATAATATAGATTACAAAATAAAATAAATAGTTCATATCTCCATATATTTTTTCATTACTTTCATAATAATAATAGATTATTGCTATTAATAAACTTTTAAAATAGGTTCCCATAAAATTAGGTCTAAAATATTTTACTAAATTGTCTTTATTAAATACATAAAATAGCCATAGAATAGGTAAAAAATGCCATAGTAATATAAATATTACAAAAATACATTTATAACTATCCCTATCTTTTTTATTAGGTAATTTTGTTTCTAATATTCCTTTCATTAATTCATCTAAATCTGTCATCATCATATATGTAATTATAATACAATTTGTAATAACTAATGGAGCAACAATAAATAATAATTCATACGCATTCATATAATAAGCAATAAAACTTAATATAATTGATAAATTAGAAATATAACGAAAGGATAACATTGACTTTATCCAGAAAGAAAATGGTAAAACATCATTGTTTGTATTCATCGTAGTCATATGTTTATTCATAATAGTCCTATTTTTATCTATTTAAACTTTACTTTTTATTTAATTTATTTTTATTTAATTTATTAATAATATTATTGTAAATTTAATTTATTAATAATAATTAAATTTAATTTATTAATATATTATATAATTATAATATAAATAATAATAAATAATAGAAAAAATAAATATAAATATAATTACACAATGTCAGCAACTGTTTTTAATCCTGAACCAACAATGCAATTGTATAATAAAAATAATGTAAATCCATCAAAAATTAATACTACAAATGATCATTTTCTAGTCAAAGATTGTGATGGTAATTTTAATATGAATAATGATAGAACTAGTTTAGATAATGTATTTAATCAAGAAACACCTTATAAATTTCCTGCGTTAATTATGTGTAATGATGTTAAATTAAACAATCAAAATAAAGATATTTACCAAAAATATTCAGATATTATTTATGATAAATGTGAAAATCGTTATAATATACGTAATTTAAATTCTAGTGCGGGTGTTTTACAAGAAGGTTATTCTAGAAACATTGATGTAGATAGTCATTTAAAAAATATTAATTATTATACAGATAAATGTTATTATGACAATTGGAAATTATCTCCAAATGATGATAATTTAAAACCTTGTCATGGACTTAAAGAAAATAAAAAAATGTTAGTTCCAAATTATACATCTGTTGGTCGTAATTATGAAGACTGTTTTGCCAATTGTAATTTAAAAGTTCCTTGTCATAATTCACCACCAACTGATTTTAATTGTGCTGTTGATGTTAAAAAAAGATATGATTTTGATAATCATAAAATACAAGGTGAAAGTTGTATAGCACCTGCTGATTTTACTACTTTTAAAAAAGCACCTGCTCCTGATGTATCTAATAGTTCTAAATTTCCTAATGAAAAAAGAACACGTGAAATAATGAACTCTATTAATAGAGATGCTAAACACGATTATTATCAATTCTTTGAAAATAATAAATGCCAAATTTTCCCTCAACAACGTGTCTTTAATAATGTTACTAAACGTTCTATGTTGCCTACAACTTATAATTTAGAAGACATTGCTCCTAAATATTTAGCCTAATCATTTATTACAAATATGTATATTTCATTCCCACTTACTTTTTACTTTAATTTTCACTTTATTTTTCTTATTTTTCTTTATAAAATAAAATTATATTTTTATTATCCAATTATCCACCAATTACCATCATAATATTGTAATTTAATAAAAGATGTTGAAACAGTATAAGTTGATCCAGAACCATCTATTTGATTACCATTAGGATTAATAGTAAGAGCAAATGAACCACCAGTAGCATATTTTTTTAATATATAAATTCTACCTGAAATAGTAGTTGCTGGTAATGTAATAGCAAAAGCACTGTCTGTAACATCACATATAACTGTATGATGTGTATTATCTAATGCTAATGCGGTTATTGTTTTTGTAATAGGTAATGATATAGAATTATTTATATTAATACCATCTGTTGTTATATCCATAGCATTATTTTCAGTTGTTCCAGATCCACTATTAATAAAAAATCGCATTGTTGCTTTATTATCACTGGCTGTTCCATAATGTGATGTTTCAATATGACCTAAATTAACAAATGGGTTTGCATTTGATGTATCATATTTATTATAACCTCTAAAATTAAGAGATGTTTTTCTTTTATTTGAACCGTCATCAATTGATGTATTTGTCATTGTTATTTCTGGTGCTTGTGTAGTGCTTCCATCAACTCCGCTTATTTCTAATAAAGTAGATGGATTTGTATTACCAATCATTAATTTACCATAATTATCAATATGACCGCGATGATTATCACTATTATCAAAAAATGAATAAATACAAGGCTTTTTAAATACTTTTTTGTATGTTTCTGTTGCTGCGAGACCATTAAATCCTCTACTATCTAAAATTAAAGTTGTATCATTTGTAATAGATACAACAACACGTTCAACATCATAATTTTCACCTAATATAATACTATCACCAATATTTAATTCACTAGTAAAAAGTGTCCCCGTTCCTGTAATAGTTTTACTATCTTTAGTAGCAATAACATCACCAGTTAATAATTTATAAGGTAATGGTCTGCTATTGAGATTATTAAAACGTCCATTATCATCAATTACAATTACTTTATTATTTGTAGAATTTGAGGTTGGTGTTATTAATAATGTTCCTTTTGCAGAACTATTAGGATTACCATAAGAATATAATTGTTCTATTTCATCAGTTGTAAGAATACTATTATAAATTCTCATTTCATCCATATGACCGCGATAATAATTACCAAGTCCATCTCTTGAACCAATATAAGTTTTATCAGAACCGTGTGCTACTACTGTTATATCACCTGAAGATGTAATCGTATCATCTAATACACCATCAACATATAATGATATAGTGCATGTGCTACTACCTCCTCCAGTAATATCAACTGTTTGAACAATGTGATGCCAATTTGTATCATTAAGTGTAATAGAACCGTATAATCCTATATTATTAATAATTCCAGCATCGGCAGGGTCGTGTGTAATTATATTTGATGTTAAAATCATACTTCCATTACTACCAATATCGCTTACACCCATAATATAAGTTCCAGCAACACTTACATTACCACCATTAGAAATAATATCATAGGTAGAACCAGTTACTATATCAGTAGGAATATTAATCCACATTGACATACTCATTTCATTAGGTGAATTCTCTAATATAGTATTTAATTCATTATTCGCATCATTATCAATAAACACATAATTACTATTACCATCAAATAATAAGGCGTTGTTTATAATACCAGTCGTCCAGCAGGTTTCAAAATTAAAATTATTAAGAATACCATTTGTATTTGTTTTTGTTCCACCACGGGTATGATTAAATATAGATGAATCAGTAATTTGAGATCCATCACTGGAGTCAAATTTATAAAATCCTTTTAAATTTGTGGGTTGGGGATATAAATCATCATATCTTAATGAATTTACACTTTGTATTTTATTTAATACATTATTAGAACCATCACTAAATTTAATACTTTGTAAATCTTCATTTGTAATAACATGAGTAGATGTATTTTGTAAATGAATAGTAGATGTATTTGGAGGGTCTCCAATCGCATTATTACTATTGGTTCCATTACTTAAACGTGTTTTAATATGTAATGATGAATCGGGAGTAGTTGTGCCAACACCCAATTGATTATAATGAGTAAATATAAAATTACTATTTCCATCTTCTAAATTCAAAAGGTTATGTTTATATCCAATTAATTGTTGATATATACCTGTATCATTTAAATCTAAACTTTGATTATCCCACGCAATAACAAAACCATAATCATTACCTTGAGTGCTGTGTAAGTGAGTAACAACTTGATTACGTTGTTTTAAACCGTCGTATTCATTGGTTAATTTTTGTTCCGTTCCAATAAAACTTCCATCTTCAATACTTAAGAGTTGATAATAAATACTAGGAATACTATCTGTAGTCCAAGATACTAATGCTGTGCCTTGATTATCAATAGAAACGTATGATAAAGGTTTTTTGTATTCAAAAATAGAAGAACTACTTGTATATCTTTCAGTATCATTATATAATGGTGATGTATTTACTTGTTTCGTCCATAGTGCGTCAGCAGAAGATGATAAATTAGAATTAAAGCGATATGTATCAATACTTCTACTACCAGTATCTAATGTAATAACAATATTAGATGACGCATATGTAATTGCGTTAATTTTTTCTATTACAGTTCCTACACTACCAACACTAGAGACAATACTAATTTCTTCACCTACTAAAAATATTGAATTATCATCATTTAAAATAATTTGTTTTGCTGAAAAATTTAAATCTAAAATAGATGATGATGTGCTACTTGTTGAACCTGTAAGAGGATTTCCAATAGCATATAAATTTGTATTTGCTTGATAACTCCTATAAAAAGATAATAAAAATCCACCATTTGTTCCATTAACATTATTATTTTTTATTTCAGCAACAGAAACTAAACCATCGCTTACATTTGTATTTGTATTTGTAGTAATTGAAATTTCACCAGTTGTTGCTGTTCCTGATGAATTAAAAACACGTGATGAAATACTATAAACAGGGTCGCTAGTGCTATCTAATGCTGACATATAACCAACGACAAAACCATTAGGTGTATAAGTATCATCACTAGGTAATCCGGCAACGAAAGGAAAATTTCGTGAAAATGTAGTAGTAGGACTAATTTGTAAAATACCACCAATAAAATTTCCACTATCATCGATAATTTTTCCGTAAATAGTATATTTTCCAGCACCATTATCTTCAGCCCAAACAATAATATAATTACCATTATATAAACCAGCACAATTTACATTATCTATTGTATTTGAACTAATACGAGTTTCAATATCAAATGCAGTAATAGAATTATTATTATGATAAATTTTACTATAAACATAATATTTTGAATTTGTAGAATTATAACTTTTCCAAGATATTAAATAATGATTAGAATGTTGGGTTTTAGTGCCTGTAATTGATGGAACTGTTTGTGTAGTATTATTTTCGTCTGTATTTACCATAAAATTAGTATTATATTTAGAACCATCAGCCATATAACGTTGGGCAAAAATATCATAATGCGATGAACCTCCAGTTGTATGTTGGCTATTCCATACTAAAACATAACCACCAGATTCTAAATAAGTTATTGCTGGGTTAATTTGAAATCCTGTAATTGTTTCATTAACATGCATAATTTTATTATAATTACTATTAATATCTAAAGTTGCTTTTGGATAATGTTGGTTTATACTAATAGAGCCATCGGCAGTAATCCGCATTTTTTCTTTATCATTTGTTTTAATGACAATATCGCTAGGTGTAGTAGTATTAATATAAGAATGATAAGGTTGTAATATATGTAATGGTTCTGGAATAGGAATAGATGTTGTATTAGATACTAATGCTGTAATTTTAGTTTGAAATATAAATTCTTGATTATAGGTAAATCCTGATATTTGAGTAAAAGTTGCAATTAAACCATCTTCAAGAGGAATAGCACTTAAAGTAATGGGTATTAATTGTTTTTGATATATATTACCACCATCATTTGACCATCTAAATGTATTATTAGGTGTGCTTAAACTATCAATTTGTAATAGATATACACGTGATGTTTCACCTGTATAAGAACCACTAATAGTCACATTAGAAGCATCACTAATTGTTGTTACATTTGAACTTAAACCTGTTATTGTATCTAAACGACCTGTTGTTTCCCAATATATACTTTTACCTACATCATTAATAGTAAAATCTTTACCATTATTTACATTTAATGATTTAGGATTATATGTATCACCATCTACTCTAGTTATAACATTATTTGTTTGATAAGCAGTATAAGTTTCTAATATGGCTTTATTATTATTACTACCAAATGAACCCATAGATAAAATACATTGTGTCCCATCACCTAATGTATTACTTGTTTGTAATGTTAAATCTGCTGCAACATTACTCAATTTAGTATTGACAACAATACCATTATAGCCTGATTTATCACTACTTTCATCAGTAACAGCAACATCTAATTGATAATCAAGAACACTAGTAGATTGATTTACAAGTAAATTTTGGTTTTGGAATTGAATAATAGGTGTTCCATCACTACTTGTTCCAAAATGAATATCTCCTGTTTGTGAAACAAAACTTATAATATCACTACTTACAAAATACATATCACCAGAATTAAGATTATAATCATTAAAACATTCCATATTGAGATTTTGTGTTTGATTAGATGAAGAAGTTCCAATAGGTGATACACCAATATTAATATTAGAACCTTTAGATAATAAATCTATATTGCCATCAGTTGTGTTTAAATTTATACCTGCTGTCCCTGCGGTTTGTAAAATACCGCCATTTGTGTGGGTTGCTTCTAAAATTATAGCATTAGATAAATTACCTAAACTTGTTAATTTTAATTCACCGTTATTAACATTAACAGCAATATTACCATTGTCCGAATTTAATTTAATATTATTTGTTGAGTTTAATGTATAAGTTGAATTTGTTCTAATATCATATGAACTACTAACACATTTATATTTTGTATCACTTGAAAATGTTAAATTTCCATTATTATTTTCTTTTATATTTAAACTCGTTCCACGAATACTATTCATTTTATTTTATAATTTTATAGTTTATCTATTTTATAGTTATATTTTTATAGTTTTAAATTTACTTATAATTTATATAGTATAATCTATAATTTTTATATTTATTATTTTTTAAATAAATAAACAATAATAAATATATAAAACTTAAAATTATAAAAGATTATATATAAAGTAAAAAATATATTTATATTATAAGAATAAATAATATTATAAGAATAAATAATATTATAAATATAATATATAGTATTATAGATAAACAAAATTTAAACTGTAATTAAAAATGCCACAAGCAGGATTATTAGAATTAGTAGCACACGGTGTTCAAGATGTTTATTTAATTGGTAATCCACAATTTACATTTTTTAAAACTGTGTATAAAAGACATACAAATTTTTCAATGGAAGCCTTTCAAATTAGTTATGATGCAAAACCAGATTGGGGTAAAAGAACAACATTTAATATTACTAGATATGCTGATTTAATTTATACAATGATGGTTGAAATAGACATTCCTAAAATTTATACTCAATATACTGCCGATAGTTCTTGGGGAGGTAGTGCCAGTGATTTTGATACAACTGACGCAAAAGGAACAATCAGTTGGGTAAATAATACTGGTCATGCTGCAGTTTTGTATTATGATATTAAAATAGGAGGACAACTTATAGATAGACAATATAGTGAATGGATGGAAATATGGACGCAATTAACACAAAGTGAATCTAAAAAAAGAGGTTTAGACCAATTATTAAATCGTAATAGTAATTTAGAAAAAACATCTGCCGCTCAAACTTTATATGTTCCACTTCAATTTTGGTTTTGTCGTAATATAGGTTTAGCCCTACCATTAATTGCTCTTCAATATCACGATGTAGAATTAGAAGTTAATTTTAGACCTTTAAATCAAATGTATACTTTTGGTCAAAATTTATATTATAGTGCTACAAGTGATGGAACTTCAACTTTAAGTCTTGTAAAATTATATGACGGCACTCAAGATTTAACTGATAGTGATATTCAAGGTAAAATAATTACATTTTCAGATGGTAGCACTTATTATATATCACCATCAGCAACTATTGGTGTAGGACAAACGGGTTCAGTAGTAAATCCTTATTTAATTACAATGGTGCGTTCTATTCCTTCAGGATATACAAGTTCAACAATTTATATAAAACCAAATGGAACTCTAGATACAGCAAATTATAATACGGGTATTGAAGAAGTTAGATTATATGTAGATTATATATATTTAGATACTGTAGAGCAAAGAGAATTTGCCATTGCCAAACATCGTTATTTAATAGAACAATTGCAATATAGTGGTAGTGAAAGTATAGAGGCTAATGCTTTAACTAAGAAAATACCATTAGTATTTAATTTACCTATAAAAGAATTATTTTGGGTAAATCAATTAGATTCTGTATTTACAATTAATGATTTATTTAATTATTCAAATACAGTAGATCCTGCTGTTTCAGCAGGTAATATTATAGATAGTGCTCAAATATATATAAATGGTATAGAGCGTTTTAGTATTAGAAAGGCTGATTATTTTAGATTAATTCAACCTTATCAAAAACACACTAGAAGTCCAAATGGTTTTATATATATTTACTCTTTTAGTGTTAAACCAGAAGAACATCAACCCAGTGGGTGTAGTAATTTTTCAAAATTAGATACGAAAGAATTATTTTTAAATATTAAAACCAATACAGAAGTTCAACAAGCACGCGTTTATGGACTAAATTATAATATATTAAGAATTATGTCTGGTATGGGTGGTTTGGCATTTAGTTCTTAATTATATTTATTTTATAAAATAAATTTTTACATTATTTATATAATTTTATTTATTTTTTTAATTTTAATTTATTTTTTTTTAAATAATTATAATTTTATTTATATATATATATAGTAATAAAACTTATAAATTATAAACTTCAAATATACTTAACAATTAATAAAATTATAATGTTTTTTAGACTTATATTTTTAATACTATTTTTAATAATAGGTATTTTATTTACATTAGGATATAGTTTATTTTCAATTATTAATTTTAAAAATAAATTATTTAATGGTGAAATTTTTATAGATAATATGAATATTATTGATACAGAAACAAATGAAACTACTAATTATAAATATAATGACCTTAGTAGTATAGATAATAAGTATAAAACTATATTAAAATTAGTATATTATAGTTGTATACTTACATCTTGCCTTATTGGAGGAGGTATTATAGTTTCATATTTACGTATGAAATTTATTAGTAAAGTTTTATTTATAATAGCACAAATATTTATGACAATAGGATTAGGTTTCATATTATTTATGTATTATTCAAGTTCTTTTATGCAAAGTGTGTTTTTACCAAGCTATATTAGAAGTGCTTCTATTCCCGAAGAATATAAAGAAATTAGTACTTCATATGGTAATGGAGGATTATTAATAATTATTTCATCTGTAGCAATGATTGTAATTTATATTCTGTATAGTTTTATAGGTTAATTAATCATTATGTATAAAAATATATAAAAAATTGATTATTTATTTTATTTTATAACTTTTAAATTATTACATAAAGATTAAACTTATAATAAAGAAAAATGTCAAAAGAAACTAAAATAAAAAAAACACCTACATATGTACGTAAAACAATAACACAAAAAACAAAAGATTTTATTATTAATAGACAATATAATAGATGTGCTAATAGTCCATTTAACCCAGCATTAAATTTAAGTGATTATATGTGTCCTTTTTGGATATATAATGATGGTAAATTTGATAATTCAGGATATGCTATAGACCATATTAATGAAGTTAGTATAACTAGTAATAATGAATTAGAAAATTTACAAGCATTATGTCATAATTGTCATGCTGTTAAAACAAGAAAATTTAAAATTAATAAAACAGTATTTACATCAACTCAATTACATCAAGGGGCAGGATTTATGGAAGTAGATGAACCTTTGAAAAAGAAAAGGAAAATGGAATAAGTCATTAAATTGAATGACTTAATAACTTGATATTATTATATAAATAAAAATTGATATTTTTTATTTTTTATTTTTTGATTAAATTATACTATATTAAAATATAATACTATATTAAAATATAACTTAATAATATAAAATAATACTAAAATGTCTAAACTAATAACTAAAGATATATCTGAACCTTGGTTTTCACTTATTAAAGTTGGATTAAAAACAGTTGAAGGTAGATTAAATAAAGGCGATTTCGCATCATTAACTAAAGGAGATTGTATAAAAGTTGATAATATACAATTAGGATTTATGAGAAATTATACAATTAAAATAACAAGTATCCATAAATACACCTCTTTTAAAGAATATTTAGAAAAAGAAAAATTAGAAAAATGCTTACCAGGTATTGATACTATAGAAGATGGTGTGAAAGTTTATTATAAATATTATCCAAAAAAAGAAGATGAAGAAAAATATAAAATAGTTGCTATAAGATTTAAAATTATAAAATAAAATAAATAATTTGTTCTTTTTTAGTCTTCTTCTGGTCTAACTAAACATTCTAATTTAACCCAACTTTTTTTATTTATATTTACTTCTAATACTCCTTTAATAAGAATATTCAATTCGGGACACGGTATGTGAATATCAATATTCACATCATCATTAATATTATTACATTCTCCAGAGTTATTATTAATATTATTATCACTATTATCTATATATGTCTTAATATGTTGATATAATTGTTTAATACCATCAATAGTAGGTTTTAAATGTAATTCATTTAATTTTTTTAATATAGGTTTAATTTCATTTTGTCTTTGTTCTTTAGTTCTTTTATTCATTTTTATATTGTATATTATTGTATATTACTATATAGTATTGTATATTTATTATATAAATTATAAATTCTTTCTGGAGAATACTTTTTATATAGTTTAAAATTATATTTTTATATTTTATTTATTAATGAAAATATAATTGTATTTTGTGCTATATAATTTACATTTTTCTAATTAAATCTATTTCATATTCATATTCTTTACTTTCTGCTTTTTCAGGACTTCCAGCACTATGAGTTTCTAATATCATTGGTATATTTTTTTTATTACATAAATGTTTAATATAGGCTAATGCTTTTAAACCTTCTGGTGAATTATAGATTTTACCTTTACCTAGTCCACGATGTTCATCTTTTTTCTCACCAACTGAATAACGTGAATCATTAATATGAAATCCTAATATATGTTTAATTCCAATCATTTTATCAAATGTATCTAAATAGTTTTTAATTCCAGATACAGTTGATATATCATAACCACTTACAAAAATATGGGCTGTATCAATAATAAACCCTATATTTTTAATATTTTTATGATTATTTTTATTATCTTTATGAATATCATCCCAAATTAGTTTTAATTCTTCTATAGAACAACCAAATTCGGAACCTCTACATGCTGATGTTTCTAATCCTAAAGTAATATTTTTAGGAATATGTTTAGAGATTTTAATAATATTTGATACTAAATTATGTAATGCTTCTTCATCGGTTAATTTAGTTTTAAATCCAATATGTAAGACAACACATTTGGCACCAATGAGAGACCCATATTTTAAATCATATTGAATATTATCGTGTTGATATTGAATACGTCCACTCGTTGATGGATAACTACAAAAATTTAATACATAAGGAGAATGTATAAAAAGCGTTATATTGTTTCTAGATACATAGTTTTTAATAGTTTTACATTCATCAGGTTCGAGTTTGGTTTTTTGTTTAAGAGAAAAAGAAAGTTTATTACCCATAAAAATTTGTAAAGCATTACCACCTATACTTTCACCATATTTAATACCATCTAATATACTTGGTGATACGCTTATATGACATCCTAATTTAAGTTTAGTAGATTTTTTAGTTTTTTTATGTATTTTTTGTTTTATTTGTTTATGTGTTTTTTGTTTATTTAATATCATTTTAATAAAATAGTATGTATTACATTATAATTAGAAAAATTATAATAGAAAAATTATAAT